TGGGAGCAGCACTTGTACCTAACAAACCTATCTATCGTAGGAGTGGTGATGATGAGTATTACATCTACTTCTCACAAGACACGGTAAGAAAGGCAAGTGAGTTGTTCTTCATCAATGGTAACCAGAACAAGGCAACCTTAGAACACCAAATAGACATTACAGGACTTAGTGTTGTAGAGAGTTGGATCATAGAAGGTGAGCAAGACAAGAGTAAGCTATATGGTATGGACTTACCTGTAGGCACTTGGATGGTATCAATGAAGGTTCATAACGATGAGGTTTGGAATGACTATGTGAAGGAAGGCAAGGTCAAAGGATTTAGCATTGAGGGTTACTTTGTAGACAAGGTAGAGGCATCTAAGCAATCACCAGAAGAGGAGAAAGCAGAGGAGCAGTTAAATGCGATTAAGGCTATCATCAAGAAAGACCTAAGAACAAAAAAGGGTAAGCGTACTGAACTTGAGACTTACAAGGATTACCCCACTTCGGTACGCAACAATGCTAAAAGGGGTATTGAGTTGAATAAGAAGGTAAACAACAAGTGTGCTACACAGGTAGGTAAGGTTAGAGCGCAGCAGTTAGCGAAGGGCGAAGCCATAAGTGTAGAAACGATTAAGAGGATGTATAGTTACCTGAGTAGAGCAGAGGAGTATTACGATGAGGGTGATACGAAGTCTTGCGGATACATTAGTTATCTTCTATGGGGAGGTAAGAGTGCTAAGAGATGGGCAGAGAGTAAGTTGAAGTCTCTTGATAAAATCTAACAATAACAAACACTAATAGTTAACATACTATGCAAAGAGTAGAAAAAATCTGGCAGGAGTTATCTGCACAACCTCAAGAAGTTGAATTAGCTAAAGCAGATGACATTTTAAGAGGTGTATCTTCTTTGGCTACATTATTCTTGAACTCAAGAAACCAATTGCAAAATGCAGGTTTTGATGCGTTACAAGACTACGATAAAGTAGAAGCAGGTGTTAAGGAGCAAGAGAGAGCGATTAACGACTTTAAGAGTGCTGCTAAAGAACTTGGTATTGACTTACCTAATGAGGTAAAGACTGCTGAGAAGAACTTACAAGATATTTCAACAGGATTAGGTAGAGCAAAGAAGTTAGCAACTGAAGCATCAAAAATGTAATATGAAAAGAATATCCCTAAATAAGGTGATGGCTAAATTAGCCGAAGAGCAAACTACCGAGAAGGTGGAGTTGGAACAACACGAAGTTGAACTGAATGTAGCGAGTCAGATTTCTAACTATGCTGATGACATTCGTACAGTTCAATCTAAACTTCAAGTATTGGAAGTTGCAGAATCTAAAGCAAGTAGATTATTTGCTATTAAGGAAGATGCCTCACAACTTGCTAAAGAGTTGAAATCTGTAAGAGCCGAGCAAGATGAGCAGTATGTTAGTTCTTGGGTAGATGGCGTACCACAACTTCTAAACAAACTTGAGCAGTCTGTAAAAGAATTAGGTGTAGACCCTTCAAGTGTTAAAGGGTACGATGAATTGAAAAAGGCTTATGCATCTATTAGTTCTAAATACAAGAGTATTGAAGGTGTTGGTGCAATGGTTCAAAGAGAATTAGATAGAAAGATATAATATGAAATCACAAGAAACATTAAGCAAGATTATGGAACTGCTTAACCTACAAGATGAGGTGAAGTTGGAGTCTATGAAATTGGAGAACGGCACGGTAATAGAAGCCGAAGCCTTTGAACCCAACCAAGAGGTATTCATCGTTACTGAAGATGAGCGTATCGCTCTACCTATCGGTGAGTACGAAATGGAAGATGGTCGTATCCTCGTTGTAGCTGAAGAAGGTGTTATCGCTGAAATCGGTGAGGCTAAAGAAGAAGAAGCACCACAAGAAGAAGCACCTGCTACTGAAGAAGAAGCAAGTGAAGAGGTGGAAGCCAACGAAGAAGAGAAAGAAGAAGAGATGGCTTACGCTACTAAGGAAGAACTTACTGCTGCTATGGATGAACTCAAAGGTATGATTGATGAGATCAAGTCTATGATGTCACCTAAAGAAGAGGAGATGAGCGAAGAGGTAGTTGAAGAGCCAAAGGCAGAAGAGGTAGAGATGTCTACTGATGAACCTGCTGCGAAGCCTATTAAGCACTCTCCAGAGACTAAGACTGCTGAGATGCACAAGTTTGGTAAAGGAGCGAGAAAAGACACACTAAGTAGAATCTTTGACAAATTAGGATAATGAAGCAAGTAGAAAAGATATGGGCAGAGCTTTCTGCAAAAGCACAGGAAGTAGAAACTCCTCAAGAATCTACTGAACTATCCGAAGAGGTTAAGGTTGAGTTGGCTGCTCTTGATGACTTAAAAGCGAAATACGATAAAGTAGCATCTAACGCTCCTAAAATTAGAAGCATTGTCCTAAAGGAAGCAAATAATTTAGCAGCAGTTGCTACAAGTTTGGGAACGATTAAAGGTCAATTTGAAAAAATTGAAAGTTCAGCTAAAGAACTTGGTGTGGAAATACCTTCTGCTTACAAGTCTATGGCTGAAGCAGCATCATCATTGGCAAAAGAATGGGGTAAAGCCGCTCAACAAATTGTTATTGCAGCAAAAGACATTTAATCAACCACTACAATACTATAAGGGAGGGCATTGCTCTCCTTTTTTTTGCAGAAAACTAACACCTACAACATTAGTTAGTTAACCTTATAAGATTTAGAATAATCATTTTTAAAAATAAATAGAAAATGGCAGTAACAATTACATCCTCTACTTACAATGGGGAGTTCGCAGGGAAGTATATCGCTGCGGCATTATTGAGTGCAGATACCATTGAAGGTGGTGGTATCACAGTTAAGCCAAATGTGAAGTATAAAGAAGTAATGAAAACTCTTTCTACTAACGCATTGGTAAAGAACGCTGATTGTGACTTTGCAGATCAAAGCACAGTTACATTAACAGAGCGTGTATTAACTCCAAAAGAGTTACAAGTAAACTTAGAGCTTTGTAAAAAAGATTTCCATAGCGATTGGGAAGCAGTACAAATGGGCTACTCTGCCTTTGATACATTGCCTCCATCTTTCTCGGATTTCTTAATCGGTCACATTGCATCTAAAGTAGCACAGAAGACTGAAGAAACAATCTGGCAAGGTGTTGGTACAGGCGCAAGTGCCGTAGCAGGTGAGTTTGATGGTTTAGTTACTTTGTTGGAAGCAGATACTGACCTTCCTGCATCTCAAGACCTTACAGGTGTTGTAATTACTGCAAGTAATGTTATCGCTCAGTTAGGTCGTGTTGTAGATGCTATTCCTTCTGCCGTTTACGGAAAAGAAGACTTGTACATCTATGTATCACAAAACATTGCTCGTGCTTATGTTCGTGCATTGGGTGGATTTGGTGCTGATGGACTTGGTGCTAATGGTGTGAACAACGGAGGTACTACTTGGTACAATGGTGGTGACTTAGCGTTTGATGGTGTGAAGTTATTTGTTTGTTCTGGTATGCCAGACAACCATATGGTAGCTGCACAGAAGTCTAACATCTTCTTCGGTACAGGATTGTTGAGCGATCACAATGAAGTGAAGCTAATTGATATGGCTGACCTTGATGGTTCTCAAAATGTTCGTGTGATAATGCGTTTTACTTCTGGTGTTCAGTACGGTATCGTTGGTGACATCGTGTTATACCACGACTAAGAAGTAGTTTAGTTTAGTTAATAATTAGGGCAGGTAGGCTGATGCTTGTCTGCCCTTTTTTAATAAAAGAATAATATGGCTTGTAATTTAACAAATGGTAGAGCTTTACCTTGTAGAGAATCGGTAGGTGGGCTGAGAAATGTATACTTTGTAGAGTACGGTAAATTAGGTTCTGTAACCTTATCATCAATTGATGAGATTACCGATATGGATGGTGACTCTGGAAGTTTAACTGCCTTTAAATACTCATTAAAAGGTAATTCAAGTTTGGAACAAACAATAAACGCATCTCGTGATACAGGTGGTGTATTTTTTGACCAAGCGTTAACACTTAGTCTACCAAGATTAAGTAAAGAGGATAACCACGAACTAAAGTTATTGATGTACGGAAGACCTCATTGTTTTGTGGAAGACTACAACAATAATGTGTATTTGGTTGGTCGTGAGAATGGAATTAGCGTATCTGGCGGTGCAGTATCATCGGGTGCAGCTATGGGTGATATGAGTGGGTACACTCTAAACATAAATGCGGAAGAAAGACAACCTGCTAACTTTATGACTGTTAATTCTGACATAACAGAAACTGATTTCCCATTTAGTGAAATGGCTTCTTTGAGTGGTACAATTACTATAGATGATGGTACTGCTTAACAATAAAGTAGTATCTTTGTAAGACCTACGACATAGGTGTTTTGGTTTTAGGATAGGGTAGTTCTTCGGGGCTACCCTTTTCTTTTTCATAACACTTACCTCTATTAGTGGTTAACCTATTATGCACA